CACGCCCGCCGCCACCTCCTATCTGGGGCCGTCCCGGGACGCCGGGGCGGCCCCCTCGCGTTTCTCGGCGACATCCGGGGGAAACTCCCGGGCCATGGGAAGCAGCAGGACCGACATACTCACGCCGCAGCAGGAGACGTACTGCCAGGAGCGCGCCAAGGGCTCCACGCAGCGCGCCGCCTACCGCGCCGCCTACCCGAAGTCCGAGAAGTGGAAGGACTCGGCCGTGGACTCGCAGGCCTGCCGCCTGGAGCGCCGCCCAAGGCTGGGCGAGCTCATGGCGGAGGCGGCGAGGCGCGCCGTCGTGACGCGCGAGGAGATCCTGAACGCCCAGGGCGTGCTGCTGCGCAAGGCCCTGAGCACCATCGAGGGCAACAGCCTGGCGGACAAGGAGATGGCGCCCGCCGTGAGCGCGCTGGTCAACTCGTCCGACCGCCTCATGGCCTGGCTGCCGAAGGACGCGCCCGACGACGCGCCGACCTTCTGCCGAGACTTCGCGCTGCTGCTCGCCCCGCCGTTCCTGGAGCCGCACCGGCTGATCCAGTCCGGCGAGGGCGGCGCCGACTACTGGCTGGCGGGCGGGCGAGGCTCCACCAAGTCCTCCTTCTGCAGCCTGGAGGTCGTGAAGTGGATCGAGGAGCACCCCGACCAGCACGCCGTCGTGCTCATGAAGCGCAAGGCGGACCTGCGAGACGCGGCCTACGCCCAGGTGGTGTGGGCCATCCGCGTGCTGGGGCTGGAGGAGGACTACGACATGCCCGAGTCCACGCTGCGCATCACGCGCCGGTCCACGGGGCAGAAGATCATATTCCGAGGCTGCGACAACGCCAACAAGATCAAGTCCATCAAGGTGCCGTTCGGCTACGTGGGCATCGCCTGGTACGAGGAGGCGGACCAGTTCGCGGGCATGGCGGAGATCCGCAAGGTGAACCAGTCGCTGACGCGTGGCGGCGCCGACTGCGTGCGCCTGTACTCGTTCAACCCGCCGCGCAGCCGCATGTGCTGGGTGAACCGCGAGATGGACGCCAGGCGCGCCGCGGGCAAGCCGGTCTACGAGTCGACCTACCTGCAGGTGCCGCCCGAGTGGCTGGGCCCGCAGTTCCTGGAGGACGCCGAGGCCCTGCGCGAGGAGGACGAGCGCGCCTACCGCCACGAGTACCTGGGCGAGCCCGTGGGCATGGGCACGGAGGTGTTCGACCGCGTGGAGTTCCGCGAGCTCACCGACGACGAGGTGAGCGCCTGCGCGAACCGCCGCTGGGGCCAGGACTTCGGCTGGTACCCCGACCCGTGGGCCGTGACCGGCAGCGACTGGCGGCCAGGCCAGCGCACGCTGGTCACGTTCTGCGAGGACGGCGGCAACAAGCTCACGCCGGCGGACCAGGCGGAGCGCCTGCGCGCCCTTCTCACGTTCGCCGACGCGGATGGGTCGGAGCCCGAGTACCACCACGAGACCGTCTGGAGCGACGACGCCGACCCCATGGCCATCGCCGGGCAGCGCGACGCCGGGATCGCGGCGAGGGCCGCCGGCAAGTCGAGCCCCGGCCGCATGGCCAGCTACCGCTTCCTGCAGTCCGTGACATGGGTCATCGATCCGGTGCGGTGCCCGCGCCTGGCGGCGGAGGTGCGGGCGATGGAGTACGAGACGACTGCCGACGGCGAGGTGCTGAACAGCATCCCCGACGGCAACGACCACTGGGTGGACGCGACGAGGTACGCGTGCATGAGGGAGGCCCGCGACCGCTCGGGCTTCAGGAAGGCGGCATGATGGCGAGGGGCGAGACATACGAGGAGTTCGTGGACAAGTTCAGGCCGAAGAAGACCACCGACGACTGCTACACGCCGCCGCACGTCTACGACGCGGTGCTCGGCTGGGTGGCGCGCGAGTACGGCGTCGACCCCCGCGACGTGGTGAGGCCGTTCTGGCCGGGCGGTGACTACGAGTCGTTCGACTACCCGGACGGGTGCTGCGTGGTGGACAACCCGCCGTTCTCGATCCTGGCGAGGGTGTGCGGCTTCTACCTGGACCGCGGCATCCGGTTCTTCCTGTTCGCGCCGTCGCTCACTTGCCTGTCCGGCAGGTCGGTGGTCATGCGCATGAACCACCTGGTGACCGACTGCGCCATCGTCTACGAGAACGGCGCGGAGGTCCGCACGTCGTTCGTGACCAACATGGGCGACCAGTCCGTGGTCATGCAGTCCGCGCCCGAGCTGTCCCGCGTCGTGAGCGAGGCGGTGGAGGCCGGGCGCGAGAGGAGGTCGCTGCCCAAGTACGAGTACCCCGACAACGTCGTGACGGCCGCCATGGTCCAGCGCTACGCCAAGTACGGCATCGAGTTCAACGTGAGGCGCGACGAGTGCGTGCCGATCAGCGCGCTGGACATGCAGAAGGCCGACGCCAAAGGCATCTTTGGCGGAGGGCTTCTCCTCGCAGAGAGGGCCGCAGCAGAGAGGGCCGCAGCAGAGAGGGCCGCAGCAGAGAGGTGGGCGCTGAGCGTCCGCGAGCTCGCCATAATCGACCGTCTCAGCGGCAAGGAAAGGAGCTAGACCGTGGCAATCGACGAGTTCAGCGTCCCCGAGCACGTGAACAAGAAGCTGAAGGATCTGGGGTACACCATCGACACCAACATGGAGACCCACATCCACAGCTGGTTCGACTGGTACAGCGGGGACGACGAGTGGTACAAGGTGCCCTTCAACGACCTGGAGGGCCGCAAGCGGACGCGCGACCGCCTGAGCATCAGGCCCGCCAAGCGCGTGGCCGCCGAGTGGGCCAGCCTGCTCGTCACCGACGACACGACCGTGACCGTCGAGAAGGAGAAGGCCAATGACTGGCTGCAGGACTTCCTGCAGGCCGCGAACTTCTGGCCCACCGGGCAGCTGATCGTGGAGAAGGCCTTCGCCCTGGGCACAGCCGCGTGGGCGCTGTGGTTCGACGTGCGCGAGAGCGAGACGCGCGTCAAGATCCGGCGCTACGACGCCCGCATGGTGCGGCCGCTGTCATGGGACGAGGAGGGCGTGAGCGAGTGCGCCTTCGTCACGCGCGTGAGCGCCAAGGGCAAGCGCGCCGACCAGCTGCAGGTGCACGTGGTGGACGAGGAGACCGGGAACTACCACATCAAGACGTGGCAGTTCGTCGACGGGCGCGAGGTCGACCCCGAGCGCTACGGCATCCTGGAGGACTTCGACACCCAGCAGCCCGTCCCGACCTTCGGCATCATCAAGCCCGCGCTGGAGAACACCGCCGTGGACCTCAGCCCCTACGGCATGTCGGTGTTCGCCGACGCCGTGGACGCCATCAAGGCCGTGGACCTAGCCTTCGACTCCATGTTCCAGGAGGTCGAGCTGACCGGCGCCAAGGTATTCGTGGACGAGGCCATGATCGACCTGAAGAGCAAGGACGGCAAGCTGGTGCCCGCGCCCAGGGTCGAGGGCCGCCTGTTCCGCAAGATGATCGGCCAGGACGTGACGCGCAACCTCATCGACATCTACAGCCCGCAGATCCGCGTCGAGCCGCTGCGGCAGGCCTTCGACGTGGCGCTCGCAGAGCTGGGCGAGCTGTGCGGCTTCGGCCAGCAGTACTTCGAGCTGGACAAGGCGGGCGGCATGAAGACGGCCACCGAGGTGACCTCCGACAACTCGGCGCTGATGCGCAACATCCGCAAGCACGAGAACGTGCTGCGCGGCGCCATCCAGCGCGTGGTGGGCAGCCTGCTCAACTGCGCGAGGATCCACTGTGGCGCGCAGATCGAGGAGGACTTCGGCACCATCGAGGTGCAGTTCGACGACTCCGTGATCGTGGACACCCAGACCGAGAAGAACATGGCGCTGACCGAGATCGCCGCGCTGCAGGTCCCCGAGCTGAAGCAGCGCTATCTGCGCGACTGGTGCGGCATGAGCGAGGCGGAGGCCGCGCGGGCCGTGCCATCCGCCCAGGTGATCGACGAGGGCTTCTAGCATGCTGACGCCCGAGCAGATCGAGGAGGCCGGCGAGCTGGTGGCCCGCGTCTACCGGGGCATCGAGGCCGAGATGCTGGACCACCTCGCCGACGTCATGCTGCAGGGCCGCGGCGTCACGTCCATGACGGTCACCTCCGCCGCCCTCCTGGGGCAGACGCACGCGGGCGAGCTGCGCGCCATCATGGAGCGCGCCGCGCCGACGGTGGACGCCGAGGTGCGCGCCACCGTCGAGCGCTTCCTGGCGGCGTCGGACGCCGACGACATGGAGCGCCTGGGCATCGAGGGCGCGCAGAGCTGGCCGAGGCAGGTGGAGGCCACCGTGGCGGGGCTGGCGGAGATCCTGGAGCGCGACAACGTGGCCATGGAGTCCGGCGCGCTGGAGGCGTACCTGAAGGCGTGCACGGACGCCATCACCAAGGTGAACACCGGGGCGGCCACGGCCGAGCGCGCCCTGCACCAGGCCGTCCGGCAGCTGGAGCGCGACGGCATCACCGTGGTGCAGTACCGCGACGCAGCCGGCAACGAGACCGTGGCCAACCGCGTCGACGTCGCCGTGCGGCGGCACGTCCGCACGCAGATCGCGCAGGACGGCGCGCGCATGACGGCATCGGCCATGGACCGCTACGGCGTCCAGCTGGTCGAGGTCTCCAGCCACCCGAACGCCCGCCCGAGCCATGCCACGTGGCAGGGCCGCGTCTACGGGTGGCGCGGCGGCGTGACGGTCGACGGCCGCTACTACGAGGGCCTGGAGGCAGCCACCGGCTACGGGTCGGTGGACGGCCTGCTGGGCGCGAACTGCCGGCACAGCTTCGGTCCGTACCTCCCAGGCACGCCGAGGGCCTACGAACCGAACCCAGGGCACGCCAGCGGGCTGCCGGGCGAGGAGGTCTACCGCCTGGAGCAGAGGCAGCGCGCGGGGGAGCGGGCCATCAGGGAGGCCAAGCGCGAGCTGAGGGGCGCGCAGAAGGCCTACCAGTCCTCCCCCACCCTGTCGGCCCGCACCGACCTCCTGGCGGCCCAGGAACGGCTCAGGAGCCGCCAGGAGGCCATGCGCCGGCTCGTGTCAGAGAGCAACGCGCTGAGCAAGACCGGCGAGCCCGTGCTGCACCGCCACCCCGCGCGGGAGTGGGCGGGCGACGTGATCAAGGGCGTGAGGGCGAGCGGCAGCGGACGGGGCCTGGACGACTTCCTGAAGATGGGCTCCACGGCGTCGTCGCTGAGGCGCGCCGGCGCGAGCGCGTCCGCCATGCGCTCGGCCATCGTCTCCGAGCTGAGGGCGCAGGGATGCACCGCCAAGGACTTCAGGAGCTTCACCGCGTCAGAGCAGCAGGCCATCTTCAGCAGGCTGCTGGGTTCGCTAGGGAGGAAGAAAGCGGCTGCCAGCCCGTCCGGCGGCAAGGCCTTCCGCCGCATCAAGGGAAGCCATACCGCCGAGCAGGATCTGGCGGCCACCAACCCGAACTACAGCCCGAGCGACCCGCCGTGGTCGCTCAACTGCCAGCGCTGCGTGAGCGCCTACGAGGCGAGGCGGCGCGGCTACGACGTCACGGCGAAGCCGAGGGACACGAGCGGGGCCGACACCCTCCCGTACATGAGGCACCCGCAGGGGTGGCCCCAGGTGTACGAGAACCCCGACCTGGTGCCGTGCTTCAGCAACAGCGGGGCCAACACCAAGGGCAAGGTGGAGGCGCAGATGGCGGCATGGGGGGATGGTGCCCGCGCCATCGTTCGCGTACAATGGAGGGGAGGAAACAGCGGGCACGTCTTCATCGCCGAGCAGGTGAACGGCGCCACCCGCTTCGTCGACCCGCAGTGCAACTCGACCGACTGCTCGGACTACTTCAAGTCGGCCAAGAAGAACCAGACCTACGTCATGCGGGTGGACGACCGGAAGTTCACGGATCTGGTCAGGGACTGCTGCGAGGAGGTGCGGAGATGAGGCTGAACGAGGCGCTGGCGAGCGTTTCCGAGAGGTTCGGCATGCCGATGGTGCTGGGATCCTCCGCGCCGTGCCCCGAGGGCACCGTCCACGCCGTGGCGCTCGACGGGGAGCCCGCCGAGGTCACCCTGCCCGTGGTCGTCGAGTCCGCGTCCGGCGACTGCCGGGTGGTAGACGGGCCGTCGCCCGAGTGGCTGGCGCTCGTGGCCCGCTTCCCCGACGACTAGGCACACCGACAACAACCGCATAGCAACCGAGAGGCCGCCTTCGGGCGGCTTTTCTTTTGCCGTGCCCCGTCCAGGCGACACGTGGCCGAACCTGCAACCATCGCGGGCCGGCGGCGGCAACGTGCCGGCATCGCCCGCCGCAGCGGTAATGCGGCACCGAAGCGCGCAGAGAAGCGCGGGAACCAAACACCGGAAAGGATGGGACCATGGACGGCGAGAACGAGAACGGCACCCAGACCACGCAGCAGGCCGAGGGCGACGACACCCAGAAGAAGGGCACGGAGCCCGCGGGGTCCGACCCGAAGCCCGGCGAGGGCTCGGAGGGCGGCCAGGGCGGCTCGGAGGGCGACGACGGCAAGGGCGGCAAGCCCGGCGAGACCGTCAACCGCCACAAGTACGAGCGCGAGATGGCCGCCAAGGACAAGGAGATCGAGGAACTGAAGGCCCAGATGGCCGAGATGTCCGCGACCAAGGAGGGCCGGGAGAAGCTGGAGAAGCGCATCTCCGAGCTGGAGGCCCAGAACAAGGACGATCGCGTGACCTTCCAGCTGCAGCTCGCGGGGTGCAAGAACGTGAAGGCGGCCAAGGCGCTGCTGGACGACTACGACGGCGACATCGACAAGATGAAGGCCGCGTGCGACTACCTGTTCGCGGATCCCAAGAAGACCGGGTCCACCGGCGGCAAGCCCGAGGGCGCCGCCTCGGACCTCGACGAGAAGCTGGACCGCGCGTTCGGCTTCAAGAAGAAGAAGTCCTAGCGAGAGGAGGCCGACATGCCCAACAGCATCGGCACCGCAATCGACAAGTACACAACCCGACTCGACCGCATCATCGAGCAGGAGGCCAGGACCGCCGACCTGAACATGAACCAGGACCTGCTCGGCGAGTTCGACAACAACGGCTCCATCGAGATCCCCACGCTGGTGATGGACGGCCTTGCCGACCACGTCCGCGGCGCGGGCTTCGTGGCCGGCGGCGCGACGCTCACCTGGAAGAAGTACGAGATGGAGTACGAGCGCAGCCGCGAGTTCACCATCGACAAGCTGGACGACGAGGAGCGCGCCATGATCGTCTCCGCCAACCTCATGGCGGAGTTCGCCCGCACTAAGGTGGTGCCCGAGGTCGACGCCCTGCGCTTCGCCAAGCTGTGCGCCAACGCCGGCGAGACCGTCTCCGCCGCGCTCAGCACCGCCGACGCCACCCTGGACGCCGTCCTCGCCGCCGAGGAGTGCATGCAGGACAACGGCGCGGAGCTGTCCGACTGCCTGTTCTACCACTCCGCCAAGGTCAAGTCCCTGCTCCGCAAGGCGCAGGAGTACCGCCTGGGCCAGGGCGAGGACCCCAACGGCACCTTCAAGACCTTCGACGAGATGAAGATGGTCGGCGTGCCCGGCGCCCGCTTCTACTCCGCCATCGAGCTGCTGGACGGCAAGACCCCGGCCGGCGACGACGGGCAGATCGACGAGACGCCCGGCGGCTACAAGAAGGCAGCGACCGGCAAGTCCATCAACTTCATCGTGATGCACCCCGAGGCGGCCGCGGCCATCACCCGCCACCAGCGCCTGCGATACTTCTCCCCCGACGTGAACCAGAAGGACGAGGCGCACCTGTGGCAGTACCGCCTGTACCATGACCTGCTCGTCTTCTTCCAGAAGAAGGGCCTGATCTACGTCCACCTGTCCACGTCCTAAGAGAGAGGGGCAACCATGAGCACCTTCGTGGGATACAAGCCGCCCGAGGAGAAGCCGGCGGCCAAGAAGCAGGCCGGCAAGGCCAAGAAGCCTGCCCCCAAGAAGCCCGCCGAAGTCGAGCCCGAGGTCGAGGAGACCGAGGCCGAGGACGACGGCGAGGACTGCGAGGAGGCCTAGCATGCTGCCGCTGCCCGAGTTCGCGGAGGCCGACTACACGGGCTCCCGCAAGTGGGAGGACGTGAGGGGCCACGTACCCGCAGCCGTCGCCGTGGTGCGCGACGTCATGGGCTTCAACGTGCCCGAGGGCGAGGCGCAGGTGGCCGCGTTCAAGGCCGCCGTCAACGCCGCCCTGGACGTCGACGCCGCCTACGGCTTCAGCGAGGGCGTGGGCGAGGGCGGCGGCAGCATGCGCCTGGGCTCGTTCTCGATCAGCGGCCAGGCTGACGGCGCCGGCGGCGCGAGCCAGTACGACGTCGACATGCTGCGGGCAGTGCGCCGGGCGCTGTCCGGCACCGGCCTGCTGTACCAGGGGCTGGGGTGAGACCATGAGGCCCATCCCAGCCCGGTACATGCCGAGCATCGCCAAGGTCAGGGTGCCGCTGGAGACCGAGGACGGCCACCAGGCGTTCGCCGATCCCGTCACCATCGGGTTCGTTCGCTACGACATGGCGGCCGGCATCAAGGCGACCGAGTACCAGCTGCAGGACGGCACGACCGGCCTGCTGTTCGTCGACGCCGTGACGAGCGTCGGAGCGTTCGAGATCCCGGCCGGCAGCCTGGTGAGCGTGGACGGGGGCCCTGAGACCTGCGCCGTCAGGTGCAGCACGTTCCGCGACCGCATGGGCCACGTGCACCACTGGGAGGTCGAGCTGCGATGAGCATAGCCGTGGACGTCGTGACCGCAGGCATCGACCTCATGGCCAAGCCGGAGGCGTGCAGGCGCCGCCAGGTTCTCTACGCCAGGCGCGCCGCCTTCCTGATGTGCCGCTACGTCCCGTTGCGCGAGAGCATCCTGCGCTCCTCCGAGCCGGTCAACTCGGACTACGCGGCGGGGATCCTGACGTGGAACACCCCATACGCCGCGCGCCAGTACTACGAGCCCATGAACCACACCACGGCCGGCACGGCCGACCACTGGGACCAAGAGATGATGAAGAACGACGGCGACGACCTCCGCGAGTTCGCCCGCCAGCTGTTCTTCCAGTGAGGGGGTGGCACCATGCCAAAGGATGAACCGTTCAAGCGCTTCGACCTCGTGGACGTGGTCTGCAAGCGCCTGAAGGAGGCCGGCATCGAGAACGCCAAGCCGTTCCTGCCGGACGCCCGCAGGTTCCCCGAGTTCGCCGCCGTCAGGTGCGGCGTGCCGGGGGCCGAGGACGCCTACTACAACATGGCGTTCGACACTGCCGTGCGGCTGTCGCTGTACTTCTGCCGGCGCGTGGACACCGACGCCATGAAGGACGCCCAGGTGGCCGAGCTCACGCTGCGCACGAGGCCGCTGGACAGCGGCAACGGCAGCTACCGGCTGGTGAGCGTCGAGACAGTCAAGCCGCGCCCCGTCCGATGGGACGACAGCGGCAGGGAAGTGTGGGTGGTGGAGGCCACCGTCCACGTCGAGATGAAGGAGTTTTAACCATGGACATCGGGTTTGCGCTCAACTACCAGCACATCGTGGAGCTGGACATCACGCCGGGCAGCGGCACCAGGACCTGGGCGTGGGTCGGCCCGGGCATCTCCAGCTTCGAGAAGGACAACAGCGAAACCGTCTCGGAGGACGCCTACTACAACAACGGCGGCAACACCAACAAGGACGTGACCGGCATCGCCTCCAAGTACAACGCCTCCGGCCACCGCCTGCACGGCGATCCCGCGCAGGACTACGTGGCGAGCCTGGAGGACAGCATCGGCGCCGCGCGCAAGACCGCCTACCGCATCACCGACCCTACGGGCAAGATGGTCGAGGCCGACTGCACGCTGACCGACATCGTGATGAACGGCCCCAACGGCGAGGCGAACAGCAAGACTGAGATCTCGTTCGCCATCAACCGCGACGGCGACCCCCGCGTGGTCGCCCAGCCGAACGGCAGCCAGCTGCCAGACAGCGTGAGCGTCACCAACGCGATAGAGGGCAAGGTCACTGTGGCCGCCGAGTCCACCCAGAGCCTGCAGGTCTCCGTCCTGCCCGAGGCGGCGTCCTCCCGATGCCTGTTCGCGGTGGAGGACACCGACGTGGCGAGCGTCGACGTCAACGGCGTGGTGAAGGGCCTGAAGGCCGGCATCACCCGCCTGGCCGTCAAGTGCGCCGCCAAGCCGTCCGTCTCCGCCATGATCGAGGTGGAGGTAACCGCCAAGGACTAGGGCAGGGGCGACATCCGGGGGAACATGGCCGACACGGGCCGGGGTTACGCGCTGCAGCCCCGGCCCTGTTCTTTACCTGGCAGCGCGATGGGGAAAGGCAGCGCAACCATGAAGACACTGAAGGCACTGAAGTCGTTCGAGAGGTTCGAGGTCGAAGTCGGCGACGAGACCGTGACGTGCACCATCGACTGCACGGACACCAGCGTCAACAGGATCGCGGCGAGGGCCATCGCGGCGCGGGACAAGGTCCTGGCGCTGGACAGCCTGAAGCAGAAGACCACGGACCTGGCCAAACTCGACGAGCTGTCCAAGAAGGTCGCCAAGACCATCGAGCCCGTGATCGTGGACGGCATCGGCCAGGAGGGCTACGACGCCATCCTGACGGCGTGCGGCGACGGCGTGAAGCTGAAGCCCTACCAGTGCAACCTGGTCATGGTCCAGGTTTTCGCCATCGTGGCGCAGGCCGTCATCGAGAGGCTGGCGGCGGTCAAGGAGAGCAAGGCAGCGCACTACCTCCAGGACGTGGTGAAGGATGCGCAGCCGGGAACTGACGAGGGGCAGCAGCACATCTAGCGGCCGCTTCTGCTCCAGATACGAGCACGACGGGGCGGAGTACGAGGTCTGCGACTCCGCCCTCAACGCGATACTGATAAACGAGCTGTTCGAGGACGAGGCGCTGGAGCCGTCCGAGAAGGAGCAGCTGCTGCCGCGCATGCTTTTCCCGGACGCAGACGCCGCGCTGGAGAAGTCCGGCGCCGAGGGCTTCTGGCCCATGGTGGTCGACGTCGCATGGCAGGCGTTCGGCATCGACATGGACGGCAGCCACGCGCACGCGGCCGAGAAGCCCGTGTTCGACTGGGACGAGGACGCGGGGCGCATCAGGGCGTCGCTGCTCCAGGCCTACGGCATCGACTGGGACGAGGCGTGCCGCACCATGAGCTACGCGGCCTTCTGCGACCTCGTGGCGGGCCTCATGGAAGCGGGCGAGACCCCGCTGCAGCAGGCCATCTACTACCGGACGGCAAAGCCGCCGAAGCAGACCAAGCACAACGGCGAATACGTGAGGGCGTTCAAGGCCAGGGCCGAGCACTACCGGCTCGGGGCCAAGTCGCGCGCCAGGACCCAGGAGGACGCCATGAAGGCGGCGAACGACGCCATGGCGTCCTCCTTCGCATCCGAGTTCCGCGCCGCGTCGGCGCGCGAGGGGGTGCGCCATGGCTAGCAGCGCGGCCAACACCGTCTCCATCCTCGCAAGGCTCGACGACAACGGGGTGGTGTCCGGCCTCCAGAAGATCAAGGTCTCCATGGACCAGATCAAAGGCGCCGACGGCAAGCTCGACTGGTCCGGCATCAAGAACGGCGGCGGCGCCACCAAGGCGCTCGGCGAGGGCATCGCCGACCTGGGCCAGTCCATGACCCTGGGCGTGACGGTGCCGCTCGTGGCCGCCGGTGGCGCCGCCGCGTCCGTGGCGGCCCGCTTCGACGACGCCATGAGCCAGGTGCAGGGCGCGCTGGGAGACGCCGGGGCGGACATGGACGGGCTGCGCGAGCTCGCGCTGCAGCTGGGGTCCGACACCGTGTTCAGCGCCACCGAGGCCGCCAACGCCATGGTGGAGCTCGCCAAGGGCGGCATGACCGAGGCCGACATCAAGGGCGGCGCGCTCGCCGCGTCCATGGACCTCGCGGCCGCCGGCCAGCTCAACCTCGCCGACGCCGCCGCAACCACCGTGCAGATGATGGGCAGCTTCGGTCTGGGCGCCGGCGACGCCACGCGCATCGCCAACGCGCTCGCGGGAGCCGCCAACGCGTCCTCCGCCGACGTCTCGGACCTCACGCAGGCCATGAGCCAGTGCAGCGCCCAGGCGTCGCTCGCGGGCTGGAGCCTGGAGGACACCGCCGCCGCGCTCGCGCTGTTCGCCGACCACGGAGTGCGCGGCTCCGACGCCGGCACGTCGCTGAAGACCATGCTGCAGCGCCTGTCCGCGCCGACGGACGAGGCGGCCGCCGCCATGGAGGCCTACGGCCTGGAGGTGCGAGACTCCGACGGCCACATGCGGACGGTCTCCGAGATCGCCGGCGAGCTCACGGGCAAGCTGGGCACGCTGTCCGAGGCCGAGCGAGACGCCGCCCTGCAGACCATCTTCGGGGCCGACGCGAGCCGCGCCGCAGCCATCCTCATGCAGAGCGGCGAGGAGGGCCTGCGCAAGTACATCGCGGCCACCAACGACAGCATGGCGGCCGAGCGCATGGCAGAGGCCCAGAAGGGCGAGCTGTCCTGGGCCATGGAGAACATGCAGGGCTCCATCGAGTCCGCGTCCATCGCCTTCGGCACCGCGCTCGCCCCCGCCATCTCGACGGTGGCCGGCGTGATCGGCACGGTGGCCGAGGCCTTCTCCACGCTGCCCGCGCCCGTGCAGACCGGCATCGCCGTGCTGCTGGCGCTCGTGGCCGCCGTGGGTCCGCTCCTCATGATCCTGGGCGGCATCGTGTCGGCCATCCCTGCCGTGACGAGCGGCATGGCCATGCTGGGCGGCGCGTTCGCCATCCCGCTGGCACCCGTGGCCGCCATCGCCGCCGCCATCGCCGGCGTGGTCGCCATCCTGGTGACGCTGTGGAACACCTCCGAGACGTTCCGGGCCACCGTGCTGGCGGCCGTGGACGCGATCAGCGCCAAGGTGCAGGAGGTCGCCGCGTTCCTGGCGCCCTACATCCAGGAGTTCATGAACCAGATCGTGACCACGGTGCAGACCGTCCTGGACATCCTGCTGCCCATCATCGAGGCCGCGCTGACCGTGATCATCAACATCGTGGTGCCCGCGCTGACCTCGATCATGGACACCGTGGGCCAGGTCTTCGCAACCATCCTGGCCACCGTGACGTCCGTCATGGCCGGCCTGCAGCAGATCATCCAGGGCGCGTGGTCCATCATCCAGGGCATCTTCGAGACCGTGCTGGGGCTGATCATCGGTATCACGACGGGCGACTTCTCCATGATGCAGTCCGGCATCGAGTCCGTGATGAACGGGATCAAGGGCTTCATCGAGGGCGTGCTGAACACCATCGGCTCCATCTTCTCGGGGGCGTGGACCGCCATCACCAGCACCGTGACCGGCGCGCTGAACACCGTAACCTCCGCCGTGTCCGGCGCGTTCAACGGCGTGAAGCAGGTGATCGACGACGCCATCGGCGGCGCCAAGAACATCGTCTCGGACGGCCTGAACGCCATCGCCGGGTTTTTCTCGGGGCTCCATCTGGAGTTCCCGAAGATCGCCCTGCCCCACTTCTCCATCAGCGGCGAGTTCTCGCTCATGCCGCCAAGCGTGCCGAGCATCGGCATCGAGTGGTACAAGACCGGCGCCGTGGCCATGGGCCCGTCGGTGGTCGGCATCGGCGAGGCGGGCGCGGAGGCCGTGGTGCCGCTCAGCGGCCACCACATGGACCCGTTCGCGGACGCCGTGGCCGAGCGCCTGGCGTCCAGGGGCGGCGCTGGAGGCTCTGGCGGCACGGTCGTCTACCAGATCGGCGATGTGACGCTGAGCGTCGAGGCGCTGAAGGACATCGTCACGCTGCAGGAGTTCGTCGACCTCCTGCTGGCGGCGAAACGAAGCAACCCCGTGAGATCGAGAGGCTAGGACATGGCGCAGGGATTCTACGGAAACAGCACCGGCCCGAGCGGCGCCAAGCTGCGGGTCTACGTCGAGTTCAGGACGACCACCCAGGAGGAGGGGCGCGCATACGTCCAGTACAAGCGCAGCGTCCGCGTCGACTCCGGCAACTTCAACGGCACCATCCTGAGCAGGTCATGGGGCAGCCAGATCCGCATCTACGGCGCGGGCTGGTACGGCGACTCCGGCTGGGTGAACTACGGCTGGGTGAACTACGGCAGCACCGCGAGCGTGTCCGCGTCGTGCTGGTACACGGGCTGGTCCGGTTCCAGCTACAACAGCGCGGTGAACGCGCGGTACAGCCCGGACGTGCCCACGTGGCAGCCCCGCAACGTCAACGGCCAGGCGGCGTCGCGCAAGTCCGACACCAAGATCGAGGTGACCTGGAAGAGGGACGTCACCACCGCGCGCCCGTACTCAGGCATCTACATCGACCGGAAGGTGGACGGCGGCGACTGGGTGCGCCTGGCCGACAAGTCCGGCTCGGCGACCTCGCACAGCGACACCGGGGTGTCGGCGAACCACGTGTACCAGTACCGCATCCTCCCGCACAACGGGTGGGGCAACGCCCCCGCGTGGCAGTACACGGGGTCGGTGGCCACGACGCCGACGGCGCCGACCGCGGCGAGCGCGAGCCGCGTGGACGACAACAAGAACACCGTCACGTTCACGGCGGGCAGCACGCACTCGGGGCTCTACACCGGCCATCGCATCGAGCGCCGCGTCAACGGCGGCGCGTGGTCCTTCCTGGCCAACGTCGGCGCGTCCGTGAGGAGTTACACCGATAAGACGACGCAGGCGAACGCCTACTACCAGTACCGCGTGCGCTCCTACAACGGCGCGGGAAACTCGGAGTGGAAGACGACGGGGACGGTCTACAACACCCCGGCCGCCCCGGGAAAGCCGAGGATGTCCCGCGTGTCCGACACGAGGGTGAAGGGCGAGTTCGAGAACGAGGCCCAGACGGCGACCAGCCTGCAGATCCAGAGGAGCACCAACGGCGCGTCGTGGGCCGACGTGCGCACGGTGACCGGCAAGGCGACCTCCTTCGAGGACGACCCCGGCGGCGGCACGTTCTACTACCGCATCAGGAACCTGCGCGGCTCGCTCGCGTCCGCGTGGGCCTACAGCGACGGCGTTGTGACCATCTGCGCGCCGGCGGCCCCCACCGTCACGTCGCCGAAGGCGTCGCAGGTCGTGTCCAAGGCGGAGGCGTCCATCGCCATCGAGTGGCACCACAACCCCATCGACGGGTCGGCGCAGACCGGCGCGCAGTGGCGCTATAGCACGAACGGCGGGCAGAGCTGGACCACACAGACGGTCACGGGATCCGCCAGCACCGCGACGCTGGCCAACTCCTTCGCCGTGAACACCGAGCTGTCCGTGCAGGTGCGGACGAAGGGCGCGCACGCCGACTACGGCCCGTGGTCGACCTCAGTGAAGACCTACGTGCGGCAGGTGCCGACGGTGACCATCGAGGAGCCGGCGGACGGCTTCGAGATCGAGAACACGCCGGTGCACGTTCGCATCGCGTACTCCGACCCGTCCGGCACGCTCGCCGCCGCGACGCTGACCGTCTACGACGCCGACGACAACGCCGCGTACTCGCGCGACGTGACGGGCGCGCTGGAGTTCGACATCGCCGCCGGCGAGTGGCTGCCCGGCAACGGCCAGACCTACCGCCTGGAGGCCACGGCGCGCTCCAGCTCGACGCTGCAGGGCACCGCGCGGCGCACCGTGACGGTCGACTACGTGCTGCCGTCCATCGCCATCGCCGACGCGGTGCCGGACGGCGAGACGGGCGAGGTGCGCATCACCGTGCACGAGGGGCGCACGGACGCGCTGGAGCGCATGGAGTCGTGCAGCCTGTGGCGCGAGTCGGGCGGCGTGCGCACGCTCCTGGGCGAGGGGCTTCACGACGGCGACGTGGTGGTGGACCGCTACGCCCCGCTGAACACCGACTACGCCTACGAGACGGCGAGCTTCGCCAACTCGGGCGCCGTGTCCGAGGCGCGCTTCCCGGGCCGCGTCGACTCCGACCTGTTCTTCCTGTACTGGGAGGGAGGCATCGCCAGCGGCAAGTGGTCGGCCACCGACGAGTTCAGCGTGACGCCCGACTTCGAGACCATCCGGGTCGCCGGCAAGGAGTACCCGGTGGTGGCGGTCGGCGAGGGCGTGGAGGAGCCCCACACGGTGACCGTCACGCGGCTGACGAGGGACGAGGCCATGCGCTTCTACGCGGCGGCGCGCGCGTGCATGCCCGCGGTGCTGAAGACGCTCTACGGCATGGTCTTCCACTGCATGGCCGTGCCTACGCTGAAGCCGAGACTGGACGGCGACCACCGCTGGGAGGTCAGCCTGGACGTGACGAGGGTGGACGGTGATGCGCTGTGATGTGGCACGGCAACCGGACGCGCGAGCGCTGGACCTTCCGGCGCGTGCTGTGGCCGAGCATGGAGGAGGCCGAGGACTTCTGGCAGGTGACGGGCGGCAGCGCCAGCCTGTCCGCCTTCAGCGACCTGAAGGACTCGGGATCCATCGACTACAAGGGCACGGCGGTGCCGGACGACAACGACTGCGTGCGCGTGTACTACGGATTCACCGACGCCACTGGCGAGCGCTGGGAGGGGCCGGTGCTGACCGGCTTCCTGGACATGGGCGAGTCCGAGCACGACGACGTGCGCGTGAGTGGCAGCGCGGACATCCGCGGCATGCTCGCGGCGGCGTCGGACACAGGCCCGGGGTACCCGCTCACCGTGGCGGCCGGCATCGACCCCGTGGCCGCGGCGAAGGGGTACGCCGAGGCGCTGGGGCTCCAGGTGAGCGCCGCACCGTGCTCCTACCGGCTGGGAGGGGCCCACACGTTCGAGCAGGGGGACACGTGGCTGGCCATCATCAACTGGCTGCTGACCTCCGCCGACTTCTCCAGCGCCTACACCGACCCGTGGGGCACCGTCCAGATGCAGCCCTACGTGGAGCCCGTGGAGCGCACGCCGGTGTGGACGTTCAGAGACGACGAGACCAGCTTCTTCAAGCCCGGCGTGAAGTCGTCTGACAACCGGGCCGACACCATCAACGTGGTGCGCCTGTGGTTCGAGAACGACCAGGTGGGGCTGTTCGCCGAAGCGCGCAACGACGACCCGCTGAACCGGTCCTCGACCGTCACGCGGGGCCGCGAGCTACTTCTGACCGAGACGGTGGACGAGCTCGCCGGCGACACGCCGGCCACCATGCTGCAGAACCTGGAGGATCTGGCGGCCAAGCGGCTCAGGGACAACTCCACGCGCATCGAGTACAAGGACATCCCGTGCCTGTACGCGCCCTTCGCGGTGAACGACTGCGCGCAGCTGGACTACACGGCGGCGGGTCTGTCCACGGTCGGCTCCATCACCCAGGTGGACGTCGACTTCGGCCGCGGCGCGGACACCACGGTGCGCGTGCGCACACTGCTGCGGCCCGACTTCAAGGTGACGACGAGCGGAAGGGTGGCCTGGAGTGCCTAGGAACGGAATCATGTCCGACGAGCTGGCCGGCGTCCTGTGGCCCGACGGCGGCGAGGCGCGTGAGTACCACACGAGGGGGAAGGTCCAGGGCGTGAGCGGCGGCAAGGTCAACGTGCTGCTGCGTGGATCCCAGACGGCGACGCCGTGCGGAAAGCTCGCCGGGTGCGACCCCAAGGCCGGCGACATCGCCCTGGTGCTCGTCATGCCGTCCGGCTGCGTCGTGCTCGGCGTGATCGGCTAACGAGAGGAGAGACAGTGAGAGAGATCATCATCCTGGACCTGCAGAAGAGCTCCAGCGCGTTCGTGCCGGTCATCTACCTGCGAGCGAGGCGCGGCGACTCCAGGAGCCTCAGCCGCACGTTCCAGATCCTGGACGACGGCGAGCCGATCAACCTGACCGACTGCACCGTGTCGTTCATGGCGGAGAACGCCGGCGGCAGCCCGATCATGGAGGAGGTGGAGTCGGCCGACCAGTCGGGCATCTTCACGTACCGCTTCCCGGACGCCGTGGCCGCCGTGCGCGGGTCGGTGACCATGGCCTACTTCCGCGTGGAGGGCGAGGACTACGTCGCGTCCACCAACAGCCTGAGCATCGAGGTGCTGGACAACGTCGACCTGACCAACGAGGTCACGGGCGCCTACGTCCCCATGCTCGACCGCATCATCGAGGCGTCGACCGAGATGGCCGCGAACGCCGACGCCATCACGAGCCAGGCCACCCAGGCGATCAACGCATGCACCGAGATCACCGAGGACGCCACCGAGGCCGAGCAGGCGCGCGTGGCGGCCGAGGCGCTGCGCGTCCAGGCGGAAGCCCAGCGCGTCAGCAACTACAACGCCAAGATGGCCGAGTGGGAGCTGGCCGTCCTGGGGCTCACCAACGGCATCACGGTCAACGAGAAGGGCCAGCTGTGCACTTCCGTGATCAGGCAGGCATAGGGAAAGGAAGGACGAAATGTCAGACGAGCAGAGCACCACGGTTGTGCAGTACCCCATCATGACGGACGACACCGGCCGCGCCATCGCGGCGGCGCTCCACGCCATGGCGCACGACAAGGCGGAGGGGGCCGTGGCCGACATGGCCACGCTGGCGCGCATGAGCCGCGACGGCCTGGGCGAGTTCCTGCTGGGCATCGGCGACAAGGTGGTGACCACATGGACCGACCCGGACAGCGAGCAGGAGTACGACGTCGACAACGACGTGGTGCACTTCCCCGGCGAGGTGGTGCTGCAGGACGGCGAGACCGCGCCGGGCATCATCTTGCAGTGGCACTACACGCTGCCGTTCGGCACGCAGTTCGACGAGAAGGAGGCCTTCTACTACTGCGAGACCGAGCTGGTGGCGGGCACGTACAACGTGACCATGGGCATCTCGTGGGGCACCAACGTGGTTAAGGACAAGACATACCAGTTCACGCTGGCCAACAACGTGCCGGCAGGCGGCGTGCTCGCGGGCTTCGAGTACGCGCCCGACCACGCGCCCTCGCAGTGGCAGG